ACGTTGCCGATTGCTAAGGGTGGAACGAATCTGACCACAGTTCCTTCTAATGGCCAACTTCTGATCGGAAACGGAACCGGATACACAGTGGCCGGATTGACAGCAGGATCTGGAATCACGATTACGCCGGGAGCCGGAACCATTTCAATCGCATCGACAGCCGCAACAGCATTCAGCTACGTCACGTTTACGCGGAGGGTAACTGGTCTTGGGGCGGCAAATGCTCCAAACGTAAGCCCAACTTCAGCAAGCAATCCGTACAGCACATCTGTTTACACGACAGCATCTTACGCTGGCCTTGATTCAGCTTCTGGATTCACGGCATCAAGTGGACGTTTTACGGTTCCGTACACTGGGTACTACAGAATAGACGCTTATTTCAATCTTGATGCAGTATCAACCACCGCAACTGTTAGCGTTATCATCAGAAAAAATGGCTCTGATGTGTTAGTTTCAAAGTCGTTTAACGTAACAAACAGCGGGTATCATCCAATATCTCTTGTTTACATTGATCAAGCGACAGCTCTAACCGATTATTATGAGGTTTTGGTTGGCACAGACCATAATCTCTACGTCGATCAAGGCTCCTCCTTCTCCATCCAGCGTATTCAGGCTTAAACCATGAGCGAACGCGCACCACGCAGGTACACGGACGGATCTGTCACCTTCGACGGTGGCATCGACTCCGGCGTCATGCCTTCCGAGGTGGACAAGAATCAGGTTGCGTTCGCCGTTAATGCCAACTTTCGCGAGGGCTTCATCTCGCCTCGCCCCGGTTTCATTCAGAAAGACTACGACCTCTGTGTCACAATCACTGCTGACAACGCCGAGGTTACCGCTGATCAGACGAACGTAACGGCGGATGGATGGTCGGAGGAGTGCTACGGTCCTCAAGGTTTGACCGGAACGTTCCAATGCGCGCTGCCCTACATCTCGGACGATGGACGCACGTTCATCCTACTCTTGATCAGTGGTAAAGTGTGGCTTTACAACTGCCTTCAGAACAAGGCCCAGAACCTTACGACCTCTCCTGACCTGGAGAATCCTTCCAACCTGCTCGATGGCTGGATGGTTCAAGCTGAGAACTTCGCCGTCATTCAGGACGGATTCAGCAAGCCGCTGATCTTCAACGGGACAAGTCTGCGTCGAGCGAAGGACGATGAGATTAAGACCGGCAGGGTTATGGCCTACGTCAATGGCCGTATCTGGTACGCGCTTCCAAACGGCTTTTCATTCCGAGCCACCGACATCGTTTATGGAGACGGTACGCGAGCCAGCGTTCTCAAAGAAACCGAGAATACCTTCCTTAATGAAGGCGGAGACTTTTCGGTTCCGTCGGATTCAGGAGGCATCACAGCGATGGCCGTCCCCGGCGATCCAGATACGTCGCTTGGTCAAGGACCGCTTCTTGTCTTCACGCCTCGATATGTTTTCAGCGTCCAAGCACCTGTAGACCGCGATGTTTGGAAGAACCTGAACTATCCCATTCAGGCTATCAGCTTGCTGACCAGCGGCGCGCTAGGCGCACGGTCGGCCATCACCGTCAATGGCGATGTCTTCTACCGAGCTATCGACGGCATCCGCTCGTTCATCATCGCTCGTCGGTCATTCAATGACTGGGGCAACACGCCCATCAGTGGCGAGATGACGCCCATCGTTGAGAACGATCAGTCGAATCTCTTGTGGGCCAGTTCAGCCGTTGTCTTTGACAATCGGGTGCTGATGACTTCTCAGCCTCGCTTCAATTCAGAAGGCGTGATTCATAAGGCCATATCTGTGCTGGATATGGAGCTTGTCACCTCGATGCGGAAGAAGGCTCCTCCGGCATGGGCTGGCATCTGGACCGGCTTGAACGTGTTGCAGCTCGTCAAGACCGAGAACGCTTACGGAGACGCTTGTTTCGCAATCGCTCGCGGATCGGACGACACGATTCAGATTTGGGAAATCACCAAGGGTGACAAGTTTGACATGAACTTGAGCGAGACTCCCAAGAAGGAAATCGAGTGGCAGGTGCAGACTCGCGCCTACAACTTCGAGGTTCCGTTCGGTCTGAAGCGGCTCGATTCCGGCGACTTGTTCATCGACAAGCTGGAAGGCGATGTCTCGTTCAATGTCACCTATCGACCTGACCAGTATCCTGGTTGGATCGACTGGATTGACTTCGCCGAATGCGCGACTGTTACGCAGTGCTTTGATCTGTGTCCTCTGACAAATTTCAAGCCGCAGTATCGGCCTAAGATGCGCTTCCCCACTCCATCGGATGCGCCGTGTAACGCGACGATCAGCACTCCTGCTCGGAATCTTTACGAGGTTCAGGTTATGCTGAACATCATCGGGTACTGTCGGGTCAAGAGTCTTCGAGTTCACGCCTACGACATCCAAGAGTCGAGTGTTGGAGAGTGCCGGACGGTCTTCCCCGCCTGCACGCCGCTTGATGTCTGCGATATCAACCCGCTGACCTACACATCGGAATAGCCTAACAATCATGCCAAACCTTACACTCATCACGCTCACTCCTCCGAGTCTGCCGGTTGGATATTGTCCGCTGAACTACCAGAACTTGGCCAACGATATCATCAGCGGCACTCAGGCGACGTTCAACAGCTCGATTGGAAACTCGTTCTTCAACTTCGGATCGACCACTCCTGCGCTGAACAATCAGGTTTATCCGTGGCTAGATGAGAAGGGTAACTGGTGGGTGCGCGTCAATGGATACTGGGCAAGACAGCATCCGGTTGCGCCCAACAGCTCCGAGCGTCGCATCTTTGCTGGCCCTGCCGCAGATATCTTGAGCTACGACGGTGGCGATGGAACCGCTACCGCTGCCCTGATGACTGGCCCAATGTGGGAGATTGACACAAATTTTGATGCTCGATTCCCGGTTGGCGTTGGAGCGTTTGCGGCGAGCGGAACCGTGAATGTCAATGGAACCTCAACGACCACATCTGTTGTCGGCGAGGACAAGCACACGCTTATCGTTGCGGAAACTCCGTTCAACGAACACACGCACGGCGTTGCTCAGTTGGCCATCCCAAACAACGACGACTACTACCTTGTTGGAAAAACTTGGTCCGGTCTTGGATCTTATCCCTCCAAGATTATTCAGGGTGCCGCTGGAACGGGTGGCGGAGGAGCAGGTCCAAGCATTACGACTGGTGAAGTTGGAACGACCAACGCGGACAAGACTGGCAACGACAGCCAGAACGCCATCGGTCATAATAACCTTCCGCCGTTCTACGGTGTGTACTTCATCAAGCGAACCATCCGAGAATACTACACCAAATGAAGCTGATCGTTCAGGACATCCGCTCGACTATCGCTCGGGTCATCGGCGTATGTGTCGATGATCAGCGCGTTTACGATTACATCAACCAAGCGTGTCGAAGGCTTCTACACAAGGGTCTGTGGGCCGGTGCGTACGGGCGATTCACGATTCACACGGTCGGCGGTTGCATCACTTGGCCGCGTCAGATCGAAACCATCGAAGCTGTAGCTGATTGCTGCGGAGTCGGAACCGTCCGCAATCAATGGTTCGAGTTTCAAGAAACCGGCTATGGACTGCTCAACTCAGGAGACGCTTGTGTCGGTAAGCAGCTTATTGACCGTGGGACTGTCGTCTCTTACCGCGACATGTCTGGCGGTCTTAACAGCTACATTCGAGTCTACCCTGGCGACGCTTCGGATGTCGGCAAGACCATCACCCTGCAAGGAGTCGATCAGAACGGTCAGTGGATTCGAACACAGTCCGGCGGCGCATGGATTGACGGAGAGAAGCTGACGCTCGCTTTGCCGTACGTTCAATCAACCAAGAAGTTCACGCAGCTTACCGGCGTTATCCGCGAGGCGACGAACACCGCGAGCCGACTGTACGAGTACGATGCGACTGCGTTGTCCGAACTCGATCTGGCAGTTTACGACCCAGATGAAACTTTGCCGCAGTACCGTCGCAGTCTGCTGACCGACCGCTGCCACAACGACGAGGATAAGCCGGTGACGGTCATGGCGAAGATGCGCCATATCAACGCGACGAGCGTGAACGACTACCTCATTCCTCCGTGTCCCGATGCCATCAAACTGATGGTCATGGCGATTCGTAAGGAGGAGAACGATTTGATTCAGGAAGCAGTGGCCTACGAAGCTAAAGCGGTTCAAGCTGTGCAGGAGCAGACGATGCAGTATCTGGGCGATGCCGTGCATACGATACGCATGGTCGGTGTAGGATTAAATGGCGGTGGATTCTCGCAATGGTTCTGAACCTCAACATCGATTTCGGTCTAGCAGAAGCCACTCCAAAGAAATTGGAGCTTCTTCAGGCTGTCTTTGACGCGCATGACATGGCGGCGCGTAACAATCAGAACGCGAGTTCGGTTGCTGCGGTGAACGCCTTCTTTGGAAGCGCGCAGCTTACGAATGGAATCGCCTCAGCCATTCTGACTCTTGGCGACGCTCATGGTCCGATTGGACCTGCTCGATACGTTTACGAGCGGTTTGACGAGCGAGCGTTGAAGTCGGCCATTGGTGCTGGCATGAAGATTCCCGGCTTTGGCAATTCGTTCTTCAAGGATCGAATCGATCCAGCATGGAGTCGGGTGCGCGAGATTATCGCGACGGACTTCGAAGATGCGAACAACCGGATCAATCAGCTTCATCAGTGGATGAAGGAAGTTGGTAAGGATGTTTATCCGAATGCCGCTCTCTACACGGCGGTCATTTGCAGTGAGCTGGCGATGATTCCCGGCTCTGAGTCGGCCATCTTTGTCTTGGCGCGGACTGCGGCTTGGACTTCTTTGTGCGTAAAAAATGAACGGTAAACTCTTCCAAATCTGCGGTCTGCCCCGATTCGGATCGGCATTCATGTCGGTCCTTTTCTCATTGGAAGCCGATTGCCTTGGCCTACATGAGCAGGGTGCGACTGACCCTGATTGGAAGCGGTCGATTGAGAAGTATCGGATGCAGTACAAGTACGTCGCCGATTGCTCGACCTATGGATATCTTCCGAAAGCTGTCGTTCACGATTCCATCAAGGTATACGTCAAGAAGGATGCTGAAGCGTCGGCAAAAGAATGCACCGAGCGATTCGGCTACGAGGTTCATCTCCCGTCCGTCCAGATGCTTAGGCAGTACGCGGACGATTGGGCATCATCAAACAGCGTGATGACAATCGGTGAGGGAGAACTTTTTAAGTTGGATACTTTGCGTCGGGTGTGGGTTCATTGTTTCCATCACGAGCGAGCATTCCCTGAGGAAAAAGCTGCGCGTTTGGTAACCATGAACATCCAGCGTCACGAACCTGAAAAGGTGTTCTCGATTGAGAATGGCAATCGTCTTGTGAAGGAGGTTTTTTGATTTATGGGAGCTATTCTAGGTGGTGCAGCAATCGTGGGGGCTTCAAGCCTTATTGGCGGACTTCTGAGCAAAGGAAGTAAGCCGAAGGTTCCCGCATTCAAGCCAATCGATTTCGAGGCCGAGCAGAAGCAGGCGATTCAGCAGAACATTGCTGCGCTTCAACCTGCCACTGAGTTGGCTCAAAAGACGACCGCCGCTGAGCAGTCTCAGCTTGAGTCGCAGCTTCGTCGCGCGATTCCTGGCTATGACCAGCTCATTCAGCAGGCGAGTCAGAACATAGGAGCAGCTTTGCGTGGGCAGGTTTCTCCTGAGGCTTCAGCTCAGGTTCAGCGTTCGACTGCTGGACGCGCTTTGTCTGGAGGATTTGGCGCAGGATCTGGATTTGGCCGTGCGCTGACCGCTCGCGATTTGGGTCTAACTGCCATGCAGCTTCAAAACCAAGGTCTTGCTCAAGCTCAGAACTTCATCCAGCAGCAACGATCATTTGGTATGGTTCAGCCGTTCTCGGTGAGCAGCATGTTCATCACACCGTCTCAGCGTATCAATGCGCTGGCGCAGCAGAATCAGCAGCAGTACAACCGCGACTTGCAAGCCGCTCAGGTGGCTGCGATGCCTGATCCTACGATGGCTGCAATCGGAAGCGCGATTTCTTCTGCCGGTGGATTCGCTGGTGGCGCGTACACTCAGCGCGGCCTAATGCAGCAAGGTGCTGGAGGTTATCGCCCAAGCTCGTACAACCCCCAGAATGATGCTGAGCTTTATTCTATTCCGCCTGGAAACATTGGTGGACCAACCGATCCTTCTAACTGGGGTTAAAATCTATGGCCGACGAAACTCTTCAAGCATTTCAACTCGGAGCATCGCTGTATGACCGCGCGCAGACGCAGAAGCGGATGATGGAGCAGTTCCAGCAGCAGACTGCGGAATCCGTGCTTCAACGGCAGGGACTGGAGCTTCAGAACAAGATTCGTGATATCACCCTTGCCGACACCATCGAGGAGCGGCAGGCGCAGGTTGATGAGTTCAAGACGTTCTCGGATCTTAGCAAGCAGGTTGGAAGCTATCTCGACAATCCAGAATCGACTGCGAAGTTCCCGGTCATTCCGGCGTTCAAGTCTAAAACCTACCGGATTGAGGCGGACAAGATGCTCAACAATCTTGAGAAGTATTCCGCTCGGGCAAAGCTGCTGAAGGCAACCAGTCGCGCCGAAGCGCAAGCTGACGCAATAGCTGCTTCCACACTCAACAAGGCAATTGAGCTTGGAGCAATAAAGAGAGACGCCAACGGGAAGCTTGACGTTGACGTTCCGCTCTTAAATCAGCGCGCTGAAGAGCAGAGGAAGGCTAATCTCGCTAAGACGACCGCTCAAACTACAGGTCTGCTTGGCAATCTTGAGGTTGCTAGGGGCAAGCTAAAAGTTTCTGCCGATAACCTAGACAGGCTTACGAGAGAAGGTGCGTCCGAAACTGAACTCGATAAAGCAAAGTTTGAGTTTAAACAGGCACTCGACACGGAAGAGGCGTTGCTGAAGGAAAAGCGTTTAGAACTTGATCGGACGACCGCAGAAACAAAAGCCGGTCAGGAAAACAGGCGCATTGACCTGCTAGAAAAAAATATCACTAGGCTTACCAATGAAATGAATCAACGATTCAACATTGATCAGCAGAAAGTTGATATTTCCAAAGAAAACATAAGTAGACTCAAAACCGATAGCGATCAGCGTTTTAATTTGCTAAAGGAACGAAACGAACTTGCGCGTCTCAAGCTGGTTCAGTCTGCTGCAACAGGAGAGAAAAAGCTAAACGCTGTTGATGATAGGTTGGTAAAAAAATCTGCCGAGGATATTGCCAATAAACAAACTATTTCTGACGCTATTGGCTACGAAATAGGCATACTTGAAGATCCTAACATCAACGAATATGTCCGACTGAATTCTGCAAGAATGATCGCAAAGGTGCTGAATAGTGCAGAAGGCAAAGATGCTGTTGGAACTGAGGAAGCGAAACGTATTTTGCAAGAACTTGAATTGGTTTCAGGAAAACGAGCGTTGGAAGGAGGGCCGCTTTTTGGTCCTGATATTAATAGCTTTGTCGAAAAAATCAAACTGAAGAAGGGTGAGCTTGATGTTCGAATCAAGGAAAACATGGGCCGTGTAAATAACATTTACAACAGTTATGGAATCCCGATTCCGGCTGGAACATCTCAAACGCCTTCAAGCGGCGCAATGATTGCGGCCCCTGCGCCTCAAGCAATGCGTTCGACGAACGCTCCGGCAATGTCTGGGACTAATACATCATCAGAAATCTCTTTTGGATCGGCGGCTGAAGCTAGAGCAAAAGGAAAAAAATCTGGTGACTCGGTAATTATCAATGGTGTTAAGGGAAGGCTAAATTAGTTTTATGGACGAATACGTTTTGCAGGGGGTTGGCCAACAGAGCCAAATGGATGCCGGTCAGCCGCTGACTGTTGCTGACGTTACTTTTAGTGAACCCGCTCAAAATCAACGACAGCAGCAACCGACTGCGCAAGAGGATATTTACGCTGGTTTCACTCCAGACGAGCCGATAACTAGAGAGTCAGATCCATTTGCTGGGTTTACGCCTGACGCTCCAATAGGCTCTATGGAGGCTGTCAATCAAGCTGTAAAAGGATCAGACCTTAAAGGCGCGCAACGGCTCCAGACTCAAGATCCGCTTGTTCAGCAGGCTGACTTTTACCTCGGACCTGACAGCGCGCGTAAATTCCAAAAGTTTGTTTCCGGCAATTACGAGCCGCTGGCCGATGAGGATTTCACAGACAAGGAGAGGTCGTTCCTTGTAGATTATGAAAACAAGCGTGTACGAAAAGTCCTTGGAAGCGCGATTCGATACGGGGGTCCTCTTGCTGCCGCTTTAATCCCTGGAGGTCAAACTCTCGCTGGTGAAGCTGCGATTGGTATTGGCTCTGAATTTCTGGCTCAGACGTTGGAGCCGGAAAAGATGCGTCCTTTCCAGATTGCTGCATCTGGAGTTCCAACGCCCAGCATCGCCAAGGCGGGAACTGGAACAGGTGTTCGACGTTTGCTGACCAGCGAAACTGGAGTTCCGCAGCAGGCCACTTTTGGCGCACAAGTTAGGAAGGAAGCCGCTGCCGGTGGCGCGCAATCTCTCGCTCAAGCTGGAATCGAATCTTTTGGTGAGGATGTTACCGGTGGTGAAATGGCGTTGCGTACCGCAATGGGAAGCGTTTTGTTTCCCGCTATTTCTACGACTGTTCGAGGTGCCGGTGCATTTGGAAGAGCGGTTTCTGGCGCACCGTCGGTCAGTAAGTTTCCTGCTGCTTTTGCTGGTGAAATGCAGCGTCCGTTCACTCAAAAGTTTCTGGAAGACCGCGCAAACCTGATTCGCCAGGAACTTGGGAATGCTGCTGGCATCGACCCTGCACTTTCCCGTCAGGTTGCTGACACGTTCTACAATCCCGCATTCTCAGGGTCGTCTCCTCAGGATGTTCAGAACTTTCAGGATACCGTTCAGTCGGTTCTGGAGCAGTCCGTGATTCAAGGTCGTCGGTCTGGTCTTTCCGGCGATGATTTGACCCAAGCCATCGTTGGCGAGCTTGAAAGGATTTCTGGGAAAACCGACATAAACCCAGCCGTCGTTGAGTCGGTTGTGCGCCAAGCTGATGCACTGACTGAGCAGGCAACTCGCAAGGTCGATGATTCCATCAGGAAGACTGCTGGGTTTAAGGATGAGCGAAATCGCCGTGCGCTTGCTTTTGCCCGTAATGCAGAACGCCGTCTTCAGGTGGAATCTCAAGATCTTCAAGATGAGATTGTTCGCTTGAGCAATCAGAGAGCGCAGCTTGGAGCTGAAGATATTGCCAATCGCACCCGGATAGAAGGGCAGATTGCTGGGTTTCAAGATCAGATAAAGAAAATCGAGGAAGGTTTTGATGATCGGTTTGCCGCTGGAAAACCTGTTTCAGCTTTTGAGACTGGAACGATTGTTGGAGAGCAAGGCAACAAGCTCCGAGACGTATTTGAAGCTGAACAAGAGGAGGGTTTCGCAAAAATCAGACCTGACCTCAAAGCAACAACTGTTGAGGTTGATTTTGGAAAGGTGGACAAAGATGGGAAGCCAGTTCTTGAAAAGAAAACATTGGAAGACCTGCGAAAGATCCGCTCTAAAATCTACCGACTGTTTGATTTCAATGCTCCGGTTCAACAAGGCTTTTTTGAGAGCTGGGAAAAGCTCAACAAGATCAACGAGCAGATGACTGCTGCGTTCGATGCAAATCCTAAACTTCGAGATGATCTTGCCGAGCAAAACAGAAAGTACGCAGAAGGAATCAGCCGCTTTAAAGGGGCATACGTTGATAGAATTCTGCGTAGCATTGGAGAAGGTGGCGGTGCGCCTGAATCAGTGTCGGCCATCATCGGCCCTCGTGGTGGAACTACGCTTGCCGTTCTGAAAGATATGGCCGGTGACACTTGGGAAACCAATGTGAAGCCAGCTCTTTCGGACTACATTTACAATCAGATTCGCGGCAAGAATCCAGTCGAGTTTCTTAACACTCTCACCGAGGCGAAAGCGGCTCGCGGAGGAAAGTTGTCTAAGGAAGTGGCCAACGAGTTCTTCCCGAGCCTTGGCCAGATTCAAGATGTAGCCTCAAAATACACTTCAATACTCAAGGAAGAGGAGCAGCTCAAGTCGAGTCTTGAAGAGCTGACTTCAAAGTCAAATCTGCTTGAAACTGACGTATCCAATCGCATCACTGGAGCTGAAACTCGTCTGAAGAAAAACCAAGAGGAAGTTGCTGATGTCAAAAAGCGTCTAGCTGCTTTTCAGAAGAAGAATGAAGAGCGTGGATTTAAGGGGATTCTGGCGCAACCCGGAGAGGACGTTGAGGCTCAAAAGGAAATCATCAGCCTGCTTTCCGACATCAAGTCCAAGGTTAAGAAGGGTGTCGTCATTGATGATAATGTTCTGAAGCAAATCGCCTCAAACCCTGATGCAAACACAATGCTCAGGGAGTTGAACGATTACGTCACGGAACAATCAAAGACTGCCACGGACTTCCAGCAGGTTGTCGCTTCTGCCATCAGGGGTGGTGAACTCTACGGAAACATTCCTGCCGGAAACATTGTAGATTTCCTCAAGTCCAAGGGTGGCGGCGTTTATCCAGTCAAGAGAGCTGAGGAGTTTACGAAGATCCTCAAGGAAAGTCGGCCAGACCTTCTGGCTGATGCTCAGAACATTGTCCTCGGTCGGATCGTCAAAGACTCGTTTGTTGATGGAAAGAAGTCCATCGACACGAACAAGATGAAGGCGTTGATTGCTGGTGGCGAAAAGCCGGGAGAGTACAACGCGCTTGTAAACGAGCTGTTCGGTGCTGGAGGCGTGGACAAGATCAGCACAATTGCCGATCAGTTGGCTGTTGCATCCAAGGATAGCGAAAGCCTTGTTTCAAAGTCGATCTTACCAACATTGGTGACTGGCGCGACGTACTTGGCAACAAGCAGCCCCGTGCTAACTGGAGCTGTTGGAGCTGGAATGGCGGGATTCATGGGAAGAAGGATGATTCTCAATGCAATCGGAGTTTCCGGCGAATCCGCTGTGGGCCGAATGCTTCAGTCGCCAACCTACGTCAAAACTGTCACCACACCGATCAGTCAGCTTTCCAAGGAGCAGATCGACTTGTTTAATCGAAACTGGTCGAGAATGCTGAAGCTTGAAACTGACCGAGCCATGATGCAGATGGAAGAAGGCCAGTCTGAAGAGAAGCAGCTTCAAGAAATGCGCCGCCAATCTCGTCGCCGCGACTAATGAAAACCTCCCTCTCCAAAAAAGGTAACACCTATCAGGGCAAGAAGGTGACGCTCAACAAGCCTTTCTACACGCCGGGAGAGCGGAAGAAAAGTGCTGTCTACGTTAAGAACGACAGCGGCAACGTCATCAAGGTTCGCTTCGGCGATCCGAATATGGAGATTAAGCGCGACAATCCTGAGCGTCGTAAGAACTTCCGTGCGCGGCATAACTGTTCGGATGCTAAGGATAAGACGACGCCCAAGTATTGGTCGTGCAAAGCATGGTGATTTCGTCGGTAACAACTCATTCTAACTGATATGGACAAGATGAAACTTGGTGGTGGCGGACGTTACGAGAAGCTCATCGGCGAGCTTGAGAAGAAGGGTGTGAGAGAGCCTCGCGCTTTGGCGGCTTACATCGGACGCAAAAAGCTCGGCAAGGCGAAGTTCCAATCGCTCGCTGCGAAAGGTCGTCGCCGCGCCGAACGCGAGAAGGAAAGCTAACGCCCCCTAGGTCTTCCGCCCCACGGCTTCTTAGCTGCGGATTTATCGACTACGAACTGCTCGGGCGGTGCGTAGTCCCAGGATATCGTTCCGACTCCACGTTGAATGACGATGGAGCCGGTTTTGTTTCCGTTCTTGTCCTTCAATCCCGACCTGTCTCCGCGCTTCGCCATTCCCAGCATGAAGCGTCGCGGCTGATTGAATCCGACCTCCTTCAGCACAATCACTTCTCTCGCCCAGTTGGTCAGATCAGACGATCCGAATCCTGAGTAGGCCATATCTGCCACGCTCTCCGGTTTGTCGTCCTTACCCTTCGGCTTGGGGAAGTGATGAACCAGCACGATGACGACGCCTGTCTCCATCATAATCGGCTGGAGCAGATGTCGCGTGAAGTTCGCGCAGACCTCGATGTCCGATGGATTGCCGCCGATGTAGGAGAGCAGAGGGTCGATATAGACGATATCCACCTTCGTCTTTCGGATGAGACGACGCAGCATGGTCGTGAACTCCGCGCCGGTTCGAACCGCCTCGCGGAAGAAGAGCATGTCCGCACGGCGCAATCCGTTCCGCCAATCGCTTCCGAAGACCATCTGCGCGGCTCCTTTCAGCGCGTCGTGCTGATCGGCGATATCGTTCTCAGCTTGGACGTAGGCCACCTTGAGCGGTCGTACCGGCTGACATCCAAACCAATCGGAACCAATGGCCCACCTAAGTCCTTGGTAGAATGCCATCGAGCTTTTGCCGCATCCGCTCTGACCGACAAAGAGCATCGATGAACCGCGCCGAATCCATCTGTCGCCGATCAGGTTGTCCGGGTCGTTCTCAGGATCGTAATCGATGATGCTCTGGAGCGGGAACTCCTGAGGCATGTCCTGCGACTCCAGATAGTCCGTGAACGCATCCCAGTTCACGACGCCCACATTGATAGCTACAAGCCTCTGCTCATTGCCATCGCGCATCACACCGGCTAAGCGGCTGAACCTACTCGCGTTCTTGTTCTTCGGATCGATGCCGAGAGCTTCCAGATGGCGATAAACAACGTCGCGACGCTCGCCCCATTCCTCCTTGTTCGCCGCTTCGACGCGCACCCAGCCATGCAGACTCTTACCGCCGGAATCGATGACAACGGACAGAGGCAGCTTCGAATCCTTCAGGATCGTCCATTGCTCGTCCTTAGTCTTCTCATCCATCTCGACCAGCACATGGCGGAATGCTGACACGCCAGAATCCGATCCTGTTTCATCGAGACATGGATTGACCCGTACATACGCGCCACGGCTGTCAGGACCGTTCCACATGGAACTTATGGGCGGCGTGAAATGCTTCTCAATCCATTCGTCGCGCTTGAGGAACGTACCCTTGGACGCTGGCCTACCTTTACCTTCCTCGTCGCAGATGATGTCGTTGCAGATGCAGACAACTTCGTCCGGCTCGAAGCAGGCTTTGAGAAAGTCGATTGTGGTCAGCTTGGATTCTGACTCAGGCACAGATTGGATCTTCTGAACGATGAACTTGCCGGTCGTTGAGACGGGCGTTCCGCTCTGTGCGGATAGAAGCCACCCCTTGGGCTTGTCGTGCGCCACATTCATCGCCTGATTCACTTTGTGGGCCAATTCGTTAGGCTTCCACGGCGGGACGCACTTCGCATTGTATTCGGCGAGCAGATCTTCGGCAGATGCTCGCGACAGCTCGAAGCCATGCACTAGAGCGGTGGCTACTGCGAAGGTTGCGTTATGACCACCCTGGCCGCTGATGGCACCGGGGGTGTTACGAAGCCATGCTCTTGCACGGTCGATATTTGAATTGCTCATTCGATTCCAAGTTGTTTTCTCGCGAGTTCCCCGGACCTGCCAAGGTCAGTCTTGGCGATGTCCTGAAGAACAGAATTTGATTTCTCCAGCTTCTGAAAAAGGAGAGCCAGCTCTTTGGGAGTCATCAGGTACTTGCTCCACTGTTGAATGGGTATGGAGCGAGACTTGAACTTCGTAAAGAGCTGCTCTTGTGCGGCGATGTAATGGCTAGGGCTTCGCATCTATCAGCGCGAACTTGGCATTGAATTCAGCCTTCGTTCGAACGTAGAGCTTTCGTTTGCCTTCCCGCATGTAGACAACTCCAGACCACTTGGTTTCTCCGATTCGTATCTCTACGTCGTCGGAGAGGAGTTCAACCTGCACCGAGCTGTTTCCTAAGTTCTTGTATCTCATCTTCGGTTGCATCGTCGAGATGGCCTGAACCGCTCGAATGCCAGACTCCATCCACGTTTTTCTGGGGCTTCGGCCTGCTCATCCAACCGCGAAGAAGGGCATACTCGATCAACTGAGGGGCTTCCTTCAACAACTGTTGTCGCGTGATTTCAGATTTCATCGGGTTCGATTCGTTTGCCGCGTCGTCCGCCTGCTCGGCGCATTCCCATTTCGGTTCCAATTTCATTGGCGAATCCACGGCGGATCAGCCATTCCTTGTACTTTCGGTCGATGTAGGCGAAGTCGATCCTTGGGGTCGATTCGTCTGCGTCTGCCACTCGGACTGTCGGTATTTTGCTAATGCTCATTTGTATGTCTCGGTTGTTAGTTTGTAGTGTCGCTCAGCTTGGGTGCAGTTCCAGCACAGGTCATGTCCCGCGTTGCATCCGCACCCGAGAGATTTGAAGAGAACCTTGGCCAACCATTGGTATTCCTCGACGGCATGGCGCAGGGTTTCGATGTCGGTTTCTTGAGCGAGCGGCTTGGTAGGTTCGCTCATTTGAC